GCTCCAAACGAACCTGGAGGTAAAGCCTTCAAAGGCGAAGAAAAGACAGCATCAGATGCTTGGTTAAGCGGTAGGTCAGACGAATGGCTATTTTTGTCTCAAACATTCGACAAAACTGTGACAAATGGAAAAATCAGAATTCGAATTATGTATGACGGAGATTTTGAAAAAACCTTTTTAATTAATAACTTGTGTATAGGTCAGGGTTCTATAGAGTTTGCTGCAGAGTCTTCTGGGCAGTCAGCAATAACTATTCCAACTTCTATTGCTACCACAGAAACTCAGGGAATAGTAGCAAAAGATTATTTATCTACTAGCAATAATGCCTACTACATAGTTAAAAACAACATTTTATGCAGCAGAAACTCTTCTATTCCAATGACCTTTGGTTCACTGGGACCAACGGTAATGTCTTCAAATAGCAATGGACCATCTTTAATTTTTCCAGCATTCGGACTATTGAATGAATACGGTAAGTATAAGGAGTACAACTTAGAAACGTTTTTGAGAATAAATGGAAATGCCTCAACCCCTAAAAGAATTATAGGACCATTAAACTCAGAGGATGGAATATATGTTAGCGGTCCTTTCATTATTCTTAAAATAAATAATTTAACTAAGACAGCATATGTTGGAGAATGGTTTAAGCCAATGCTAATAAATCTTCAATATACAGCAAACTTGGTAGAGGTTTGGGTAAATGCAGATAAACTAATAAGCATAGACACTACAGGACAAACCCTAACGTTTCCATCAAAAATTTCAGAAGCAGGAAAAGACCAAGACTGGATAGGATTCTACTCCTATGACGAGTTTACCTCAATCGAGGTAGACACAGTTACTATCTATCCATATGTCTCAGACCAGACCTTGTTGAAGCGTAGACTACTTTATGCACAAGCAGTAAAAACTTCGTCTTTAGAAAACTTAGCAATTCAGACTGGAGGCAAGTTTGTCAACTTTAGATATGATGTTTCAGGATATGACAAGAACTACAACTTCCCTACGTTTGTAAACTGGGATTCATCACAAGTATTTGACAACCTATCTGTTGTCGATAATGTGTTGCAGTCAAAAACCTACAATCTACCAGAAATATATATAGGCTCAAAAACATATTCTCAATGGATAGATGACCAAGAAGTGGCACAGGATGAAGCATCTAGTTTTATATCTTTAAAACCAGATGAGACATACGACAATATCTCTGGATATCTTTATTTTAATAATCAAAATATTTTAGAGCAGACTTTGTCCACAATTTATGCTGTTGTAAAAAAGCCAGCATCATCTTTAACTGAGCAAAGACTTATAACGGTTTATGATACAGTTCTAAAAGATTATTTTAAGGTTTCGCTAACAGATGAAGAACTAACCTATGCCCTTAATATTTCTGGGGTAGATGTAACAGAAACAGTTATAGAGAGTATTCCAATGAACACTAAAATATCTGTTGGAATAAACCTAGACATGATGAGACAATCCCTAGACCCAGAGACCTCGAACTTCTTTAAAAGGAATAGCCTTGTGATATATGTAGGAGGAGTTCCACAGGAAGACAAGACATTCGATGGCAAAATTTATAAGGTTGGTCTTTGCAATGCCAGGTCAGCATCAGAAATATCAGAATTCTTTGTGGATGGGATTTTAGACCACACAGAAAATCTAGAAAACAACATTGCAACATATACTCTATTTTCTAAAGACTTTTTAAATAAGTTTATGTTAGACATAAAAACAAAGTCATACTGGGAATCATCTGTATTCCTTTCATCACTGTCAGCATACAAAGAAGAAGAGTTTGGGCTAGATTTTTTCCAGATAAACATAGACTATCCAGAGTCAACGACAATTTTAGATGACAAGTTTGATACATCTTCGGAGTTTGTAAAATCATACATTAGTTTTCAGTCCAACATATCTGGACTAGAAGAAACAGTTTTTGACCCACTGGAGAAATTGCCAACTAACAAGATAGTTGATGCAAGCACAGGATGGCAAGATAAGCAATATGATGTTTTAGATTCTACAGTAATCTATCCACCAGCAGATATAGACCTTCAAGAGTATAGCGTGGTCCTACACCTAACAATGGTATCTGATGTAATGACTTATCCAACACAAATAAAATACCTAGAGTTTGCTTCGAAAACAGCAACAAGCACACAGCCTGGAACTGTCTCGTCTGAGTCATCTGAGCAGGTAGAGCACTACTTTATAAATGCAAGTAACGAGGAAGAATACAAAACTAACTCAGCAATCTTTATAACAAAAGACTCTACGTCATATTTAAATTTAAAAAACAATTCTGGTGTTGGGGTGGTGAACTTATAAAATGGCAAATACAGTAGTAAAATTTCCTATTTCAACTCAATCAACAGAGGCACTAATGGTTGTATTTAAAACCCAGGGAGTAACAGGGGTATCAAAAGACATCTTTGAAATATCAGTAAACAACTCAGAATACACAATCAGAATAGGACCATCTCTAGATGCAAGCAAGAACATTCTTGTACTTGGCGAGTTTGGTGGACTATATTCAACAGAAGGAAGAATTGCAGACCTGTATGTTAATGGAAGATTAGCCCCAATAAACAACGCAGAAATACCATTGAATCAGTGGACATCCCTGATTATAAGGTTCCGTAATCCTGTTTCCTCAGATAGCCTTAGTTATTTTTCTGTAAAGGGTGTTACAAAAACAAACGTTAGCCTATTCTCGTCTTATAGTCTACCGCTAGAAACTTCCAAAGAACTAGCAATATATAATTCCTGGGATGAAATAGATAATGTTAATTGGAATAATTACTCTAGTTCAGATACTTGGATTGATGTTTTTGCATCTATCTTGGACGTTAGTTCTTCGTCTGGAATAGGTAGCCTTTGGGAAACATTCTTGGGAAGAAACGTAGTAGTTCAACAGGTAGAAGAGTTTTCTGTAGATGACGATAGCATTTTAGAGACTGGAGAGTATCAGTATAAAACATATTTGGCTACAAAAAAGGAATCCCTCTACCAAAATCCAGCATAATGTGGTATACTAGTGGTTATGAATATAGATGTTAACAAAGATATTGGTCAAGTCATGCCCAACCAAATTGGCAAAACAAAGATTTCTCTCGTAGAAGAGCCTTTCTCAGATTATGGAATTTACGTTTGGCAGTTACGCTCAGGCAAAATGTTCACTGACGGAGAAGGAAATGCTCTTAGCATAGACTCTATGAAGGGCGATGAGTCAAGAATTGCTTTGCTTCGTAATGAAGCGACATGGCTAGGACAGCCAGATGGTCAGGCAGTTTTTTTTGCGAATGTTCGCAAGGTATCAGACGAAGAATACAGCGAACAGATTGACCGCATGGGACAGGGATATATTCCTTCAGAAACAGACCTAGGTGCACTTATTGACGCAAAGAAAACATTTGACAAATTTGGAAGTGATGATTAGTGAACTACTATGAATATGCAAACACTCCTGCAAGACTAGACGAAGTTCAAGAAACAATTAATCAGTTTGCCTCTATGGACCCATTTACTAAATCTTGGGATGAGATAAAGGGTCTAAGTGGTATGCAAACCAACTTTAAGCGTAGAAGTTCCAGAATGTCTAAGGCTCTTGGCGATGATGCATATCTAGAGTCTGCTGGTGCAATTCAGATGGGTACTGGTGGTGCTCGTTCAAATGCCATCAATCCTGGGGTAGTGTTCCGTAATGCATATGCATTGTTCGATGTAATTACCCCACCATACAACCTATACGAACTTGCCAATTACTACGACACATCATTTGCTAACCACGCTGCTATTGACGCTAAGGTTGAAAACACTGTTGGTCTTGGTTATGACTTTGTTGTTTCTGACAAAACAAATGTAAAACTAGAGGCAGCCTCAGCAGAGCAAATGTCTCGTGCTCGCAAGCGTATAGAAAAACTTAAGGTTCAACTGCGTGACTGGATAGAAGGACTAAACCAGGATGAGTCTTTTACCTCTGTTCTAGAAAAGGTTTTTACCGATGTTCATGCAATGGGAAATGGCTACATTGAGGTAGGCAGAACAGTAACTGGAGAGATTGGATATGTTGGTCACATTCCAGCATCCACCATGCGTGTCCGAAGACTTCGTGACGGATATGTCCAGATTATTGCAAACAAGGTTGTTTATTTCCGTAACTTCGGGGCAAAGAATGTAAACTACATCACCGATGACCCACGTCCTAATGAGATTATTCACATTAAAGAATATTCTCCACTAAATACTTTTTATGG